GTAGACAAGCGCCATGGCTGGGAACTGAAGGTGGAGTATCCTGAGGGCATAGACCCACTCAGCCCTGAGGGTGTGTACCACAGGGAGAAGGCTGTAGCAGCCAAAGCAGCGGAAGACTTTGAGGGTTACCTTAAGAAAGCTGACCCACGGGGGTACGCATACATGCTCCACAGACAAGCAGGAGGGAATGACGAAGATTTCTTTGCCAATAAAACTTTTAGCTTGCCTGAGTATGACGCATTCAAGGCTGACGTTGATATACAGAAGGCTGTTTACCGGGAATCACTACTGGCCAAGGGGCTCGATACAGAAACGGTGCAGATGATTATCGACAAAGACTTGAAGGACAACAAGCTTTTTGACAAGGCTAACAACGCCTACAAAGATGTAAAGAAAACACAGGAACAGCAACTGCAGCAAATTGAGGTCAAGCGCCAACAGGCTGAACAGCAGTACCAGCGTTCTGTAAGCAAACTTACAGCCGACCTGAACGACACAATTGTTGAAGGAAAAGGCATCAATCTTGTCATTCCTGACACAGACAAGCAGCCGTTTCTGGATTTCGTGAAAGGCCGCATACAGATTGAAGATGGCAAGTTTGTTATAGTACAGCCTGTAAGCGATGCAGAGTTTGCTCGCCAACTGGAGAGTATGTACTTCCTGTTCAAGAAAGGCAACTTGAAAGACTTGATAGCCCGTGAAGCCAAGACACAGAATGTGAAAAGGCTTGGGCAGACAATGCAGAAGGCCAGAGGCACAACAGCCAAGAGTGGTGAAGATACCAGCAGGAAAGGCTTCCTTGCCCTCGGAGACCTGTAACATATACAGCTTAACAACATAATCCAATATCCGTACACTAAAAACCACTAATACCTATGGCTAACCCAATGCCGGCCCTTAAATACCAGGTGACCGAAGCCATTTTCGACAGCAAATCAATGCTGGACGAAACCAACTTCTACCACCAGCGTCAGGGCCACCCCTCAGAATTGACCAAGAAGCTCACCTACATCATGGGTGACTACACAAAGAACTATCCCATTTCTCTGATGACCTTAGGTGGCATCGGCTATGAAGGCAACGCAATGAAACGCAGTGCCGTAGAATTGGACGACGTTCAGTTCACCTATCCTGTAATGGGCCGCATTACAAAAGCTTCCATCGTGAGCTCTACACCGTATAGCTCAGGTGACAAGCCCGGTATCGGCAACACGCCTTTCAAAATCCGTTTCCAGGATAACTGGATTAAGCGTTTCTACATCATCCAGTCTGCTCGTGGCATCCAAGCTTACGTACACAGCGATGGTGAGATTAACGGCTCGGGTGAGTACGAATACCAAGTTACCTTGAACGCAGCCCTTCCCACAGACTACTGTCCTTTGACAGAGTTGCAAGGTGGTAGCGCATGGGCTGACATCACTACAGCTGTAGCTGAAAGTGAGTCTCGTACCACTGAAGGTAAAATGGCAATGCCCGGTTTGTACAAAAACCAAATGAGCTTCCTACGCCACGGCTTTAGCTGGGCTGGTAATGCTGCTAACAAGGTTATGAAAATCCAGGTGAAAACCGACAAAGGTGAAACCGATGTGTGGATGGACTGGGCCATGTGGCAGTATGAACTTGAATGGTTGAGCATGTGCGAACACAGCTACTGGTACAGCCGCTACAACAGGGCTACCAACGGTGAGATTGCCTTGAGAGACATCCTGACAGGCAAAGCCATCCCAACCGGTTCAGGCTTGCTTGAACAGATTGGTAACAAGAGCACTTACAGCGCTTTGACCTATGACTACTTGAGCAATCAGATTGGTGACGCATTGTTCGGCCTGTCTGACACAGCCGGTGCAAGCATCACATTGCATACAGGCCGCGGCGGTATGAGGGCTTTTGACAGGGCTATCAAGAAAGCAGGCGGCACATTCTTCCAAAGCTTTGGCAGCGTGAGCGATGTGGGCAGCAAGTTTGTATCAGGTACAGGCTACAACCTGGCACTGGGCGGTTACTTTGATGCCTTCTACCACATTGATGGCTACTACATCAAACTGAAACACAATCCGATATTCGACATGGGTAAAGTAGCATTGGCCCAACAAGCCGGTGGTTACGTACACCCAGAAACAGGCTGGCCATTAGAAAGCTACCGCATGGTATTCATTGATGACAATGACTACGATGGGCAGCCTAACATCCAGCACGTTGCACAGAAAGGCCGCGCCTTCCAGCACGGTGTTATCGCCGGTCTTACCAACATGCCTAAGAGCTTACAGGTGATGACCAACAGCTTTAACATTGACAGTGAAACAAGGGCAACATTGCTTAGCACCGACCAAGACAAGAGTGCCTACACTCGTATGTCTTCTAAAGGCATACAAATCCTGAGGGCTAATCGTTGCTTTGACTTCCAATGTACAGCCGGTAACTAACCCTAACCATATCAAAGAAACTACTGTATAGAGGTTTCTTAAACGGAGGCCCTTTTCTAGGGGCTTCCTGTTTTTTAACCAGTCTATACACCTTATAACAGTACAACAAACCAGAAACACTCACACAGTATGGCAACAATTAAGAAACATCCTAACAGCAGGATTATTACACTTTACAGGAAAGACAGTTTCCTGATGAACGCACAAAAGGGCAGTGCCCCAGAGTTCTTGGAAATGGCAAAACAGAGCTTAGGCTCGTATTGGGACAACAGTTTCTCGTCTGTAGTAGGCTCCGGCCTGAACTTCACAGAGCAGAAGCTCCTGATGCCAACACTTGTAGACTGCGAGCCTTCAGACAGAAACTTTAGGACAAAATGCTCGGAGTATTTTGCATCCATAGCCACTAAAGTACCATACGGCAAAGGCCGTGATTTGGAAATAGGCTTGGAAACCAGCAACAATGAGGACTTGTCAGAGACAAACATGCCCCTTAATCTACCAGACTACGTGGCCTACAGACATGCGTTAAACCACCCGCTGGTAGCTACAAGCAAAGCTGAAGGTGAGGGAAATATGATTAAGCAGTTTTACCTGTTTGACCCTGCAGCCGTAGAAGAAGCTGACTTGAAAATCAACAAAGCCCGCAATGAAGCGCTTGAACAGTTCTTGGCCATCATCAAGACGCCGCAGAAAGTGGATATGCTGCTGACTATGTTAGACGTAGACCCACGCCTGTACACCGGTAAGAATGCAGTAGCATTGAAAGAAGCCAAGCTTAAGGAACTGGCTGAAGCCAAACCTGACAAGTTTGTGGAGATATTCAAGGGCAAGCACTTTGAAGAGCTGTACTTAATCCGGTCTATGATTAACACCGGCGTACTGAGTAAAGTAGGTGAGCGTATCATAGACTTGGAAACAGGGGATACACTCGGCCACAAACTTGAAGAAGCCGTAGCCTGGGTGAAAGACAAGAGCAACAGCGAACGTTTGTTGCTGCTGAAAGCCCGTATGCAGGAAGGCTTAAGCAAAACCCTGCCGCAGGTAAACTTGAAGAAACGATAACCATTAAACCAATTGTATGAACATACTTGAGATGCAGCTGGAGTTCCGGCAGGCAACACAGAACATATCGGCCTCTACACGGCGTAAGGCGTTGCCACAGGAAATCGACTGGCTGCTGAACAAGAACCAGCAGAGGTTCATACAATCGAAGATACGCACGAAGAAGGACGGTAGCGGAGGCTTTCAGCTTGACCAGTTAAACGCAGACGCTATCCGCCCACTTCTTACTACAGCCGATTTACAGGCAGTATACAACCCTGACGAAAACACATACGAATGTGAGTTGCCGGGAGACTACAGCTACTTAGTAAGTGACGACAGCCGTGTGACCAACCTGTGCGGTACATCCTACAGCCCTGCCACAGTAACGGAGAACATCCTGGCTATTAGCTTGCCAGACTCAAGTGCAAGTTCATCTCCGTATTATTCCTCTATCTCAATTACCATAGGCTCTAATACGTACACGCTTGCAAGCTGGGTATCCGGCCAAGTAGCTAGCTATACAGGGTTAGCCTCAAAGCAAGAGAAGTACACCATACGTGATTTCATATTCTGGCACCTGACTAAAGCTGGATATAAAGTGTATTGGGAAAAGTACAGGAATGCATACAAACCATCCTCATTCCTAATCCCGGGTTACACCAGCGGTAGCATTACAATTGACTCTACGGTAACAGCTGGTACTACCTTCTCTATCAGCACAAACCAGTTTACCAACACAGGAGACACATGGCGGGCCAACAGGCTTTCTCCCGGGGACCAAGTAAGCACTATGATGGACACAGCATTCGTCACAACTTCTTACCAAAGCCCTATTTCAGAGCTTTGGGGAAACAAATTAATAGTGCACGGGGATGAGAGCTTCATAATAAGTAAGGCACGGATTGACTACGTGCGTAAGTCCCGAAAAATGTGCTTAGTTTTGGGAGAAGATTGTGAGCTGCCTGAAGAATTCCACGAGACAATCTGTGATTTAGCTGTAGAATACTTCAAGGCTCTTACTTCAGACCCCAGCTGGGAAATAAAGCTGAAGGATAACATGCTCCGTTCCATAGCCACCATTTAATCCAATATCCTATAAACCAACTATCTTATGTTAGACCGCACCAAATTCGGCCAATCTACCCTCGGTAAAAATGCCGACGTGTTAGTGGCTAAGCAAGTAGACTACTCCAACACTGGGGCCAGCTCTATAT